TTGATCAACAGCAGCTTCCAGCATTTCACTAATCGTCTGTTCCGTAACAAACAACTTCATAATACTTGGGATCATCGAATAAGTCTTCCCTAACACATAATTATATTTCATCTTCCCTGTTCCGGATCCGTATATCTGCTCCGCTTCAATCACCAATGAGAGCAGAATCTTCTTCACCACTCCGATCTGCCCCATATAAGTCAGTACCAGGAGTACTCCAATGAATATTCCTGCAGCAACCACATTCATGGCCACCGGCATCGGGATCATTCCCTGGATCCCCAAAATCAAAACTCCCAGCAGAACTACTGCCAGGACCACCATTAACACCTTAATTGTTTTTTTCATTCTTCTCATCCTCCTCTGCATATCGCGCAAGAACTGTAAGCATCAACCATGTTGGTGCCGGCTTTGCCAGTTCATCTTCCTGGTTCCACTTATCCGGATCATTCAAGATCCCTCGTTCACTCAATTCCTTCACTGCCTTTCGGCCAAGTTCTCTTTGCCACTTCTCAAGTTGTTTCGGCATCACGATCTCCTTTACTCTCTCTTTGAATTCTTGAAATGCCACCGGCTTCTTCACGAACCACCGTGGGCATTCCTTCCACCCCACCACCTGCTGATGCGTCCAGATATCACGAATCGGATCCAGATCATGCTTCAGACAAAGGTCTGCACACCTTTGCACTGTAGAATCCAGTGTCTCTTCTGTAAACTCCCCAGTCCAATCCTTATGGCACATCTCAATCCCATAGGTATAATCGTTTGGATATGAGGATAACCGGCTAAGCGCGCGCCTTGTGTATTTCTTCGATCCCACATGATAGGCTATCTCCGTTTCCGGGATGCAGATCAGCCGCTCTCCGTTGATCCCAATGATCTCATGAGCGGATCCAAAATCATCCTTCCCAAGCTTTCGATTCTCAAAGAAATTCTGATTCCCACGAGGCGTTGAGCCGGGATTAGCGACCCAATGGACCACCAACCCCCTCATGCCTTTCAATCGCCTACCTGGGCGGGAATATCGATTCTGAGTAATAAGCTTCACGCTTGTCTTATACTCGGTTTTCATAATCTTCATCCTCCCCGCTACTTCCATGGTACTGATCGACCTCAGTCTCTAAGATCTGACGTTGCTTTCTCTTCACCCAAAAAAGAAGCCACCCAAGGTCAGCTCCTCCATCTACTAAATTCTCAACAACCGACTGCCCTTCCCGAAGGAACATCACTCCATAAACCACAGTGGCAAAGAAGATCCCCATCTCCTTTAAGGGGGCCACCCGGTAACTAAGTCCTGCTAGGATCATGATGCAAAGGTAAGAGAATAGCTTCACCTTGGTCTTGTCCCAAAGGGTCTTTGAATAAATCGCCCTCGTTTTCACAGCTTCTCTGTACCCTTTGTTCTGCTTGGCCAAAGACCAAAACTTCGTCAGGATATCTAGGACCATAGCAACCCCCACCGCAACGATGCTTGTAAAAAACGCTTGATCTGGAAAGAGCAAATAGCTGATCGCAGAAAGGGCAAACCCAATCGCCGGGTTGGATCCATCAAGTACCTTTGAAAGGTATTCCTGTAATTGTGTCATATATGCCCTCCTGTTAGTTTTGAAGAATCTCATCTGCTTGCGCCTGCGTAATCCATGAAACTGGCACCGCATTCTTAACAAAGTCGGCACTGATGATCCCCCATTCGTACAATAATTTAAGTTCTTCGAATGAATACATCTTACTTACCTCCCATCGCATCTTTCATGTCCCGCTCAACCTGCTTCTTCATGAGGAAATCGACCTTTTCTTCCAAACGATAGATATAGGCCATATCCGCATGGGCTAGTTTAAGCCCAATCTCTTGTTTTTTCTTACTCATAACTTATCTCCTATTCTAAATATGCCAATGTGAGTGATTTAATCTCAGGCGATACATCCGTATCAAGTGAGCGATTCAAAGTCACTCTCGCTTTAATTAGCTTGTCAGCAGATAGGCCAGCTAAAGAGGCTACCTGCTTAACATCCGATAATAAGACGGCATCCGCCGAGTCTAATATATCGACTTTATACGAACCATCATTAGTCTCAATCGTATAGTCCACCATATCGTGCGCAACTAAGTCTGTCGGAGAAACAAGTGGGCTTTCTGCCGTTCCTGACGTGATTCCAGTTTGCACAACTCTTTCTGCCTTAAATAGATCAATGGCAAACCATTTGTCAGTGTAAGTAGTTCCTAACGATGAAAGATCTGCAGAGGCTCTGTAATAGCCTAATTCGATTGTTATATCGCCAGAAGTCCATGGCAACGCCATATCGAAAGTAGTTGCTCCAGACTCGTTATCACCTGTAGCAGAAGAAATATCAACATAATATTGCCCTGCTGGTATAACAACGTCAGGAAAAACGTCGTTTCCCGAACCTTGATACACAATAACCAAATCAGAAACACGCGTTATTGTCACACGCGCACTTGAATAAGAACCCGTCATTTCAATAGCTTTTACAAGTATATCTTCATTGAATGTCGCTCTAAATCCTTGTCTATACCTACTTGTGCCACTTGAAAATGTCCCATCATTATATTCATTGACTTCAGTGTCAATTTTTGTTCCGAGTTTTATCCCGTCTGAAATTGCATCTACATGACATGATGCAGACATTGCCCACAATGCAAATTCAGCTGCGTCATTCCATGTTTCTGAAGTCCGCCTCTGTAAACTCGCAAAAATTGCATCTATCTTTGTCACTAGTCTGCCCATCTTACCACCCAAAGCAGCAATTACATCACTTCCATCCATCTAAATCACCGACCTTTCTACTCCAGTTACATCTTGATTCGTGTAACTGTATACTTTCGTAACTGCCTTCTGCAAGACTCCAGAAGTATTATAAATCTTAGAGACAGCAGTCGTGAGATCTCCGTTTGAATATGTGTAATCGGTCTCTCTTCTCTTCGTTTCACCATCTGGCCAATACTCAACTGCTTTTATTAGATCTTCATCTGACCAAGTATAGTCTGCGTTTTTATCATTCAGCACAACGTCACTATCTTCGATTGAAGCCGATACTTTCAAGTCCATGTTCTCCAGCTGGTCATCAATTTTTTGCATATTCAACACGCTCAAAGGGGTTCCCCCTTGAATGACATTCCCGAATGAAGGTGTCAGTGTCACAGTCCCGTCCCCATTATCAACCATCACAAAGCGATTCGGGAACTCAACTTCTCGCTCTCCCCATGTTGTTTTGTTATAAGTCATCTACTCACCCCTATCCTGCTTCCACACTGATCTCAATGCTCACCGTGATAGATTCATATTGATCCTTTGAGACATCGATCTCGGATCCAGCGAAAAGTTTGCCTGTTCCAAGAGCAGCTGTCGCCCCGTCACCAAAGACACCCGCTGAAGTCAAATGAATCCCATTACCTTCCGTCTCATCCAGATACACTTCCTTGATCAGCGTTTCTCCATCGATGGTTGTGGTTGCTGCCTTTCTAATGACTTCTTGATCAAGGCTCTCTGAATTTACATCCGGAGGCAATCCAGATCCGAGTCCAAAGTATTCAAGATCCTGATTCAAAAGTGCCAGGACTCTTGCCAAACCTGCATTCGTAATCAATCCCCCACCTCCTAGATAAAGAGATTATCTGAAGGAAACAGTTCACTCGATACAAAGTGATACTTGTGCCGGCGAAGCTTCACCGACATGGTAACCTTCAGATCTCCATAGAATTTTGTTATTCTGGCAATCGTTGAACTCGAATTAAAATCCGCACCCTCAAGCGCGGTCACCCTAGAATTCTGATTGGCCAATGCATCTGTCAACTTCATAAGATTTCCTCCAATTCCACAGAATAAACCGTATGCCCTGGAACAATCTCTTCAGACACACCTTTCACCAAGAAGGATCCCCGAACATCCCATTGATCTGTAAAAATGTCGATCTCGCATTTCTGCCCGATCTCCCTCTCTTCCAAGGTCGAAAGACTCACAATCCGTTTTGTCCTGGCCTGCTTCTTCAGCATGGCTTTACCAACCTTTCTGGCAGACAATCTGTCGATAAGGTCCTTGCTCTTCACCACTGCTTCTAAGAGACCATGCGCTTTAATACTTTTCGGATCCTCGAAATAATCCACCACCTGAACAGTTGGTCGATAATGGATCCGGATTTGTCCTGCAGGTATTGGATTGATGTTTACTGGGATGCTCAACACCTTCCCTTCTTTATCGATCAGGAAGTCCTGATTCCCGTCATCATTTTTCAGAAGCTTCCACTTCAAAGGCTCTCCGCCATCCAAAGTGACCTCCGCATAATTCGGTAAATACGCCAAAGGAAAGAACCGCTGCACACCATCCGATGTGAAATACTGATCAATGAAATCTGGAGAAGCCTGCTTCGCTCCCACAATCCAAATCCGGTTCGCTCCTTCTTCGCCCTGGTAGGAAACATTCAAACTGTTGATCTGGAAATTATAGTGATCCCCGACTTTTCCAAACTTTTCACCAAGGGTCTCAAATCCCTTGAAAAAATGCAGATCATTCTCTCCATCCACATACCAATGCCAATCGGCCAAATGCTTCATGATCCGGTTCATAACCTCACTCATGTAGATATACTCTAGATACAACTCGTCGATCACTTCTTTGCATTCCTGCACCGCGTTTATTGTAAGCTCTGGAACATACCGCCCGAGCAAGTACTTTAAAATCAGATCCGGCCGGCCCTGATAGATATCATCAGTTCCAAACCGTTCGGCCACCACTCTTTTTTTCAAGTAGAATGCATTGTCACTGCAAGATAAAGACACGGCCTTCAGGCTTCCTCCATCCGATTCCTGCTGATCTGTCACTTGGCCAACTGCAAAAAGCGTTGGATATTCCTTGTAAAACCGCAGAGTCTTATACTTCAAATTCTCTGCGCTATTAAAACCCGTGAGAGAGATGGATCCAAATCCATCAAGGACCGTTTTTCTTGTGACCTTGGCCACATTCTTCAGCTGGGTGTCACCCGTGCTATTGACATAAACTTTCACCTACACACCCCCAACACCGACTAAGCGATTCCCCAAGGATTCATCCATGCCCTCATAAATCTTCCGGCCATCCAAATAAACCACAATAGTTTTCGCTTCCCCTGAAGAACCATATCCCTTTGATAATGGGATCACAGCTTCTGGACCCGCCTCGCCAATCATGGCCAAGGTTGGTCTTGTGACAATACCGCCTGCAGCAAGCATTGGAATCTTAGGAATGTTAATCCCGAAACTCTTTCCTCCAACACCAGGAACCCAATCCGGAATACTAAATGAGATCTTGTTCATCCCCGAGATCAGCGTATTGATCCCTCGAATGATGAAATTGATCGTTCCTCGGATCCCGTTTCCAATGGAATCCCAAATGGATAACGCCTTTGTCTTTAATCCTTCAAAGGCATCAATCGCTCCGGTTTGGATCCCAACAAAGATGGCCACAGCCCCAGTCTTCAGCCCGGTCCATTTTGTTGTCAGCCAATTATTCATTTTCTCAACTGTTCCTGTCACAGAAGTAGACAACTCTTCAAACTTCTGCGCTGCCCCTTCTCGAAGCTTTGTCACCGTTTCAAGAATCCATCCCTTCACTGCGTCCCAGTTTTGGTAAAGCAGTACAAGGGCCGCAATCACTGCTACAATCACCAAGACAATTGGGTTGGCAACAATAAAAGCAAATAGCGCCTGAAGTCCAGCCATCAAAGGACCGGCTATGATACCGACCACCTTTCCAATCCACCCGAACACCATTCCAAATCCGGAGCTGATCATTCCTAAAAATTTAAACATCAAAGAAAACTGAGTAGTAATGGCACTCACCACAGAGATCCCTTTGCCAATCGTAAGGAGCACCGGCCCAATCGCTGCAACCAACAATGCAAACTTCACGATATTTTCTTGCGTGGATTGATCCAATCCCTTAAACCATTGAACCAACTCTCCAACCTTTTCGATCCCTTTGCTAAAGTAGGGAAGAATAATATCCCCCAGCATGATCCCAAGGTTTTGAAGTTGCACCCAGGTATCCGCTAAAGAATCATTGAATCCCTGATTCATCTTGTCATAGGCCGCTTGGGTTGCCCCAGTACTTGACGCCATAGCATCGAGCGCACCGGCAAAGTCCTCAGCTCCTATTGTCGCTAGAACCGTCACTGCATTTAAAGCTTCCGTGGATCCGAATAGCGTTGCCATTGCATCCGCATTCCCTCCGGTTTTCTCACTGATCTCAGATAAGAACCCTGCCCATCCCACAGACTGTAAGTGAGCTGAATTAAACTCAAGCCCCAACTCAGCCGCCATATCAGACGCTTGCTTCGAAGGCTTTAAAATATTCGAATACGCCCCCTTTAGTCCTGTAATAGCCTGAGAGGTTTGAATACCATTCTTCGTCAGTGTCGCAATCGATGCAAATAGTTCGCCTGTGGATACATCCAGTGCAGAAGCAATGGGAATCACGTTACCAATGGAAGAAGCCATTTCACCAAAGGTAGTCTTTCCGTAATTTTGTGCCATCAACATCTGATCAGATACCGACTGCATGGCCTCAGCCCCTTCAAGCCCATAGGCATTCATAACCGTGGTCAATCCATCCACAGAAGTTTCTATGTCTGAAAAACCGCCCTCTGCAGCCTTCGCCGCTACTTCTACATAAGAAAATGCATTGGCAGTGTCCCCAGTCGCAGAGATCGTCTGGTACAAGGCTTCTGTGATTCCACCACTTGAAACCCCCATCTTATCCGAGAGATTCAATGCTTGCTTTTCAATGTCCTCCATAGACATCACCGTTTGATCTGCAATGGTGCTGACCTTATTCAGTCCAACTTCAAAATCACCGGCCATCTTTCCTGCAGCAAGCCCCGCGCCCACCACCGGCATAGTAAATGCACTGGTCATGGTACCACCGGCATTCTCTAATTTCCTCGAGGTGCGGTTCAGATCTCGGGTTACTTTGTTCATGCCTTTTTCGAAGCTACTCAAATTCGCTCCAATGTTGACCATTAAACTTGCAACTGTTGCCATTCACCCGCCCCCTTATTCAAAAGTCGAAAGGCCTTTTCCCTTCGACTTATTACTATTCTTCTTTTGTTCTTCTTCCATCTTTCTCTTCTTGATGGAGAAGTAGGCTTGCCACTCTGAGACTTCCTTACTGCTCATCTCCAAAAGCATGCGCTTCACACTCGCATAGCCAAGTTCTTCAGCCAGCTGGTAGTAAAAGAAGCCTTCCGGGTGGCTTAAGAGTTTTTTTCCTGTTCCTCAATCTCATCTTCCAGTCCTGAAAGAGCGGATGCTTTCTTGAACACTCGGTCCAAGGCCTTCGCACTTTTCTTCGACAAAGCATCTCGATCTTCATCCGAGAAGATCCGTTCTTTCGTTTCCGGATCCAAAGAACACTCGATGATCATGATCGGATACATCTTGTCTAAATCCGTCTTGGTCTGCTTGGTTCTCGAATTCACTTTCACACATTCAGAGATCAGCTTACTCCGCTTGTCTCCCGTCATCCCTCGAACCAAGATCTCACAATCCCATTCCGGAACACTCACCAACTCTTCTTCCAAATCCACACTTTGTAAAATTTTATCTCTTAACTTCATTTCATCCTCCTACATCCATTTTTCTTTTGTTGCGAACGATACTGATTCATTGACTGAATCTGCAATCGCTGAACTCACTTCATCTGATTCGAGTATCCCAAAGATCCGGATCGGTTCCACATTCGCCCCTGGATACATTTCAATCACCAATGGCTTCCCGCTGATCAGCACGTTGATAAAATACAGATCAATCTCAAACCACTGACTCAAATTTCCACTTCCGCTTCGAAGCCCCGGCTCTCTACGTTTATATTCCATCCCAAAGGCCGTTGTATCTCTGGACTCCGCATCCATGGTAAAAGAATACTCGTAGCACTCTGCTGCCACTGATAACGGCAAAAAGGAAGCGGACACCGTAACGGCACCCGCTTGCTCTTCATCAAATACTATTTGCCCCGAGATCCGCTTGATTACAAATCCCGTATTCACCACTACGTCATCAACTTTCACAATCACCGGTGTTTCCAAATCCAAGACCCGTTTCGATTCAGCGGAGATTTGAAAGGTCTTTTGATCGCTTGTGGTTGTTGCTTCATCAACAAAGGGAACCGGTGATCCACTCACCATTACC